AATGCAAAGGATATTTTCAATATTTTTGATGATATAATGAAAAAATACTTTGTTTTAAATAAAGAAGATTATAAGGAAAGACAAATTAAAAAATTGGAGGATGAATTATTAAAACTTAAGTCATGAATAAAGAATTAACTCTATCTGAACAGATAGAAATACTTAATGAACTTACACAATATCAGATGTGTTATATGTGGAGATTTCATGTTGGCAACCCAGATTATTTCGATAATACGAAGGAAATCTCAAAATCCTTTTCACATAGATTGTTCAATCATTTTGGTGGTTTTACACCAGAAATTTCAAAACAATTAGGATGGTAAGGATATTTTTAAAATGGTTATTTGATTTTTTAAAAGGGTTTATAATTTTTATACTCCTTTTGGGATTTTTTATGATAAATTTTCTTAACATATTATGTGTTTGGGAAATTCATCTTTTTTGGTCAGGATTGTGGTCAGCAGGAATATTATTTATTGATGCTATAATATTTTTTATACTTTTATTAATAAAGGAAAACAAAAATGAAATCGAAAGAAGAAATTGCTCAATGGATCATAGATAATAGATATCCGAAATCTGAGAATGAAAAAACAAGTGATTTTGAAATGTATCATTTTATTATAGATGAAATAGAAAAATTATTAGAAAATAATAAACCAAAAATGATAAAGTTAAATAAAAAAACATATACAAATCTTATAACTGCCGATATTTTAAAAATCGATACAGAAATGAAAGATTCCTTAGAAAAAGAACATATAAAGGAAATTCTTAATTGGAGTATTGATAAAATTTATAAAGAAGATGGTGAGATGACTCAAGAGCCAAAACCATTTATATGTACATGTATTGGAACATTTGAACATCACAGAAAACTAAATTGTTTTCCGTATGGAGATAATTGTGAATGGGATGAATGCACTGTGTGCGGAAAACAATTGAATTATAGAGTATATTAAAATGAAACCATTTACATATATGTGGTGGATATCTGTAGCAGAAAGAGCCTGTAAACAAGCTGAAAATTATAGTTGGCAATCATATTATTATGGAGTTGCCGAATATTGTAGATATAGAGCAAGTGAATATTTATAATTAAATAATAAAGATATGAAATTATTTTGTTACCATATTTATGGTAAAGTAGATAAAAATGGATATCAATATTGTGAAAAGTGTGGCAAGTCGGTGTGTGTAGGGATTCCGGATCCTCAAAAATGTGGGCATGAATGGCTTGTTATAAATACTCTTTCACAATCTAATGCTTTTACTAGGAACAGTTGTTTCAGTTCTTTATTATATATTCAAGAATGTAAACATTGTGGGGAACTTCGAAAATTTTCTACAGACAATTTTTCAAACACAACTTATTAACATTATTTTTATTTTTTATGAAAGAATTATTCGTTCCTTATGAAATAGCAATAGCGCTTAAAGAAAAAGGATTTGATGAAAATTGTCTAGGATATTACGGAAAACTTAATGTGTTTAGAATTGCTGACGATATGTGTAATTATGGAGGAGTAAATTATGGTTTTCCACTTATTCATAAAAATAAATATATATTAGCACCACTATATCAACAAGTAATTGAGTGGTTAATGTTAAATCATGGTATTAAAATATGGTGGATACCCGTATTCTTTAATGATAATAGATTGATGATAAAGGGTGTAAAAGATTATAATCATGATGCTTTATTTTATAATGAGTGGCATGACACTAATAAACTCAACGAAGGATATAATGAAGCAATCATAGAAGCTTTAAAACTCATTTAAAATGGAAGATAAAATAGTAAAGTCAGAAGTGGCAGATTTAGCCTTACTTAAAGGATTCGAGGAAGATTGTTTTTATCATTATAATTATGGTCTTCTTTTGGAAAATTACGTTATTAATAAACAACATGTTGCGACACACCATCTGTTTGCGAATAATTATGATTTTGAAATAGAAAGATGGGGTGGTGGTCATAAATATTCAATACCCGCCCCATATTTGTCTGTTTTACAAAAATGGCTGAGAGAAACTCAAAATATTCATGTTTACGCATTCTATGATCCAATCTTGCATTATTATTATGTTAATGTAAATGGTGATATATTAAATAAAAGAGTAGATGATAAAAATTGTCCAGAGTTTGAATCATATGAAGATGCTTTGGAATATGGAGTAGAAGATGCACTTAAAAATATTACTTATTTATGACTGAACAATTAATAAGTTATGAAACCGCTGAGGTTGCAAAAGATAAAGGGTTTGATGAAAAACACTCAGATTTCTATATTGATAAGAGGAAAAATGGTGATTTTACCGATTTACCGTGTGTACCACAATCGCTTCTTCAAAAATGGTTAAGGGAAAAATATAATATGCATGTCGCCATACTGCCATGTTTAATTCCTTCCGATGAACAAAAATACTATATTTTTAGAGGTAAATTATCATGGGATCGGAATGAATTATTTAACACATATGAAGATGCTCTTGAACATAGATTACAGGAAATCTTAAAATCACTTTAAATGGAAGAACAATTAATAAGCTTTGAAACCGCAAAATTAGCAGATTGTAAAGGATTTTCAGAATGTTATGCTCAAAGAAGAGGCAATGTTTACTATGAAAATGAAAAGATAATTTATAGTGAGGTTGGACGTCCTAATTATTTGTATTGTACTACACAATCTCTTCTTCAGAAATGGTTAAGAGATATACATCAAATTGAAATTCATATAGATTGTATCACTGAAAATAATTATATTAATAAAACAATAAAAGTAGCTTTTTATCAATATTTAATAAAAAGTAGCTCAAATTATTATTTTATCAATACTTCAAATAAAAATTTTAAAACTTATGAAGAAGCATTAGAAGAAGCATTACAAGAAACATTAAAACTTTTATAATTATGAAAGAACAATTAATAAGTTTTGACACAGCTAAATTATTAACACATACTGATTTTTATCAAAAGGATTGTAATAATGGTTATCTAATATCTTCAGGTGAATTATCTTTTGATTATTTGCTTGATTATTGTAATAAAAAAGCAATTGCAGCAGTTACTCAATCTCTTCTCCAGAAATGGTTAAGAGAAAAACATGAAATTTCTGTTGAAGTAACTTCTTCATACTATTATTCAGATCCTCATTATGTGTCATGGATGTATAGAATTAATACAAAGATTGGTGAAGATTGTGGTGATATTGCAACTAGATTTAAAACTTATGAAGAAGCACTTGAAAAAGGATTGAAAAATGCATTAATAATTTTATCTTTATAAAATTATGGATATATTTAAAATATTTAAGAGAGAAAAACACGTTGAAAATATTGTACCTGTCCCTGATTTTTCAGATAATTGGAGACAATCCGCATATGATAAAAATCTAATTGAAGGTGTTAATGCATTGCAAAAAGGACAGAGTATTGAAATATTTGATGATGGTAGAGGATATGAATTGGCTCTTGAGATAAAACATACTTTCATGTTAGAATATCAAAAACAATTATCAGAAAAAATATCAATTGATAATAGTTCAGGAACAATAAAAATAACATTAAAGTCATAAAAACTCGCTTTTATTTTTATGGATCAGATATTTTAGTTATATTTGCCTTATAAAATAATGCAGATATGAAGAAGCTTAATATTTCTCAAGTTCGTAAAAATTTACCATTTAAAATAGCCGTAGGAGCATTAGATATTTTAGATCTTAAAACAAGTCATTACGGAGATGTTGTCGATTTTGATGTATTTCTTCCTTCAAGGGGAAAGAATCTTCAAAGAGGATTTGTTTGGACACTATCTCAAAAACAAGAGCTTATACTTTCAATACTTAAAGGTCTTGAAGTTCCGCCAGTATCCATCATCCAATTTAGAGATGATACTGTTCAGCCAAATATTCGTATCATCAAAATCATTGATGGCAAACAAAGAATATCTGCCGTTATGTCTTTCTTTGATAACCAATTTCCTATAATCGTTGATGGTGAAGAATATTTTTTCAATGATTTAGATTCAGAATCTCAATATGTTTTCAATTCATTGATGTTTAGGTGTCAACGAGTTTATGAATACCCTGATCAGATGATATCAGATGATGATAAGATCGTTTGGTTTGAAATGATTAACTTCGCCGGCACTCCACAAGATATTGAACATCTTAATAATTTAAAATCATAATTATGCCATCTAGAAGATTGAATAGATTTTGGTGTACAAAGTGTCAGGAATACACATTACATGAAGTAGGTGAAGATGGAGGTTGTACAATTTGCGGAACAGTAACATCTGAATATTTTTTAAAAGATGTCCCTCTTGAAAAATTAATGGAACAAAGAGAAAGATACAAGAGAGCAAAATCCAAAAAAATGATGGGTTTTTATCAGAGTATGTTAACTCTTTCAAATTCAAATATAGATATTTTGGCGGAAAATCCTAATGTTGAAATTCATGAAACAGATGCAGGACAGAAGGCAATTGATCAACGCAGGAAAGATCTTTTAAATAAAAAAATAGAGGAGCACAAAGAACTTAAACGTGAATACAAGGAAAAATTCTCTAACACTGATAGAAATGAGACTTGTCCTTGTGGTAGTGGTAAGAAATACAAAAAATGTTGTTTAAATAGATTTTTACATGTTTAGTATATGAAAAAAGTAAATACATTCTTCATTATAATTTTATTATTCATTGCTTACGGATGTTCTTCAAATCATTCTGAATATGAAATTGTAGAAAATATAAACACTAATTGTTATATAACAAAAGTATCAACATTTAAGTATTCAAAGGTTCAGGGGTATATTTATTATAAAGGAATAAAATTAGAAATAAATAATGGCAATAGTGGTTATTATTATAAAAAATATAATCTTAAATCCGGTGATGTAATTATTACCAACATCACCATATATAAGAGATTATATTACGCAATGGATCCTTATAAAAATGATCTTATTTTATCAACATCTGATATAGATGTAACAAATTACGAAATAAATTAAAGATGAATAGCCCAATTGTACCTGTTGAAATAGCTAGAAAATTAAATGAATTAGGTTTTAATGAACCATGTTATGGGTTTTATAATCTAGAAGGAAAATATAATCAAAGTTATAAACACGGTATGATATTAAAAAATTCATCTATTACTATACCAAATTGTGTCGCAGCTCCGCTGTACCAAAGCGTATGTTGGTGGTTATTGGAAAATTATCATTGCCGTATAAAATTTGACTATGATTATCTTATGGATATTTCTATAATTGAGATTTTAAATAGAATTCACTTAAAAAATTAAAAAAATGAAATTAATAATGTTTTTAATTAATCTTGTTATTTATTTTTTGTTGGTGTTCGCACCAGTTATGATTATTGCTCCATTAATAAAAAATATTAACGGTTGGCTTTTAATTTTTTTGGTTATTTGGTTTATTATCATATCATTGGAAGTTATTGAAAAGATAAAAATTTTTAATAAATGGTTTTTAAATAACATTAAAAAGAATGAAGAAATTAATTAAAATAAATGCAATACAAAGGAAAAACACCTTATATAAAGGAAATATTGTTAATGTATATGATAATTTTCTATTTTTAGATGATGATAAAGATGCAAAAACATATACAACTAAGGCACATTATAATAGTTTTTGTAACTATCAATATGTCCAATTAATAGTTACACACCAAGGAACAATTAAATGTGGAGATTATTGGTTAACTGGGTTTGATAATACAATAATGAAATCTGAACGGTCAGATTATATTTCCAATGATAAAATAATTGGTGTTTACCCAGAATTTTCAGGGATCCCAACTTTAAATGTTGATTTTGTTAAAGAATGGATTAAAGAGCATAATCCATTTATATATGTTGATTTTGAAATAAATCAATGTGATGGATGTTATGTGAATGTACCAAATATATATGGAGTTCATGAAATGCCATATCCATCTGGAAGTATGGTGTGTTGTAAGGAAAAATATAATTTTCCTATAGTCAAGGATAACACCTTAATATGTTCTTTGGTTGAAAAAACAAATATGATCAAGGAGGCTACAATAAAGAGAATTGATCCGCCAAATCCCGTTATGATATATTGGTATTCTAAATTTATAAAAGATATTGATAATTTATTCATCGACTAAAAACTTTATTAAAACAATGGTATATAAAATTAAAATTGATTATCAGACAGGTGATAGCGAACATAATTATGATACCTCTGATCTTTTAGAAATAGAATGGGAAGATATTAATTTAGCGAAGGTCAATCTTCAAAGAATTAAAGAGCATCATGAAATGTATAATAGATTGCATTCTTGGGAATATAGAAAGAAAAATTACGATATAATTAAAGAATATCTTAATAAGGAATGGTTCGTAAATGTCCCAAGATTATTTTGTATTAGTTCCGGTAACGCAATAGATGAAAAAGATAAAGCTAGGGTAGGTGAAGGAAATTGGGAATACCGACCAGACTTACAAGATGCAGAATTGGAATTAAAATTCGTGCTCGATAATGGTAACGAATATCGGATGATGGCGTTTTGGATAGGATATTTTGAAACATTAAGAAAAGCAAGTATTGTAGTTGACACATCAGATATGGAAATAACTTTTTAAAAATATACTATGAAAGATTTTAGAAGACCAACAAGTGAAATGGAAACAAAAATGGGATGTCAAGAATGCAGTTGCAAAAGTAAATCTGGTGATTTTTTAACACCATCAGGATATGAAAAAGAAAATGAAAAGATGTTGGACGAACCTGTAAGATTTGATTCTGAATTTTTGAAAATTGTATCTATTTTAGGCGAAGAAATATATACAATGAAAAATTCAGTTGATAAAATTGAATTGTTAATAGGACATATTGATTCAAGATATATTAAAGATGACAAAAATGAAAAATCACCAGCAACAGATTCACCAGATTTTGTTTCTATGATGTCAAATATCATATCAAGATTTAAAGAGTTGAATCTTAAATTAGAATATCAATCTGACGCATTAAGAGAATTGGTAGGATAATTGAAATCCTACACAAACTAACCCAACCCAACGGGCATCTAACCAAGATGCCCGTTTTTTTTTGTTTAAAACCTTTTCAGTTTTCAGACATATAAAATTAAACATTTTAAACACATGGCAAAAAAAGTTGCAGCAACAAGTCAGTCGAGTTTTTCAGATTTGAATGAGATACTCAATAAGGTGAGTCCTAATGGGGATATGCTTATAGATTCCCCTTTCTGTAAAATAGATGAATATATTGGCACCGGTAGTTATATTTTAAATGCGGCTTTGAGCGGCAGCTTATTTGGAGGATTACCAAACCGTAGGTCTTTGGCGCTTGCTGGAGAGGAAGGATGTTTGGTTGGCGATGAATTTGTACGAATATACGAATTAAAATCTGATTTAACTCAAAATCATAAAATAATTAAATCATAATTTATGGAAATCGAAAAAATTAAAAAGGAACTCGAATATGTTTTTAATGCTAATGAACTTAAAACATTTTTAGGAAAACCTATTTCTGAATCTTCAGAAGAAATCATTAGGATGAAATTTAATGAGTACGCATCAACAAACTCAAAGAAAATTAAAATTAAGGATTTAATTGAAAATTATCAAGAAAAGTCATTCCTTATTGCTACACCTGATGGTTATAATGAAGTAGGGGATTTTTATATTAAACACTCGCGCCCTATTTATGATATTACCACAGAATTCGATTTTAAAACTAAATGTTCTGAGGATCATAAATTTGAAACGATGACAGAATGGAAGTTTGCAAAAGAATTGACACAAGAAGATTTTTTGTTAACACTTTCAGGGTATCAAAGAGTTGTAAATATCACAAAATGTATAAATGAGGTGGTTTATGATTTTGAGGTAAAACATGATAACCACAGATATTGGTCAGGCACTGGAATAAGCAGCCATAATACAGGCAAGACATTCATTGCTTTAAGTATATGTCGCGAAGCTCAGATGATGGGGTATACCCCAATCTATTTTGATACAGAAGGTGCAATAGATTTAAAGTTTGTATCTAAAATTGGTGTTGATCCTGCCAAACTTCGACATGAACCTATAGCAACAATAGAGGAGTTTGCTACGTATATGGCAAAGTTAAATGAAACCTTCTTCAATATGAAAAAGGAAGGTAAAATTCCGCCGAAGGTAATTGTGGTTCTTGACTCATTGGGTAACCTTTCTTCAAATAAAGAAAAAACAGATACTACTGAAGGAAATGATAAACGAGATATGACCAAACAACAGGCTATTCGTAGAACCTTTAGAGTTGTCGGTAATGATTGTGCAATGAATGGTATCCCATGTATCTATTTGGCTCATACGTATGCAGTTATAGGTGGTTATTTTCCTTCAAACACGATCGCAGGTGGCGGAGGTCTTAAATATAATGCTTCAATCATATTCATGTTATCTAAATCAAAGATGGAAGATAAGGAAGCTGAAGAAATTGCAAAATCAAAAAATGTTGAAAAGGCAAAAGTTGGCATCATTGTAACAGTTACTCCAAATAAAAATCGTTTTGCAAAACCAATTAAAGTACAATTTCATATTCCATTTTATAAACCAATCAATAAATATGTTGGATTAGAAAATTTTGTATCTTGGGAGAATTGTGGAGTTGTGAGAGGAAAGGCGTTAACAGAGAAGGAACATTCTAAACTCTCTCCAGCTGAACAAAAAACTTGTCATGAATTTTCTAGTCTAGATGGTAAATTACTTTTCGCTCTTCCAAAGGAAACAGCAAGAACGTTAGTATGTAAACATCTTGGTGGAGAAATTCCTCTGATAGAACTTTTTACTGCAAAGGTATTCACAGATGAAGTATTGAGAGAACTTGATGATAAAGTGATAAAGAAAACTTTTGAACTACCTGATGTTAACAGTCATGATGATATACTCGAAATGACAGAGGAACTTGAAAGAGCTTCAATGAAAGATGATACTGATAATGATGCTCCAATGGTTACAAACGCTGAAATTGATACATCATTTATTGATGCGTTAGAAGGAAATTCAATCGAACATTTTAAAGATTGATGACACCTATAAATTTTAACATTGTTAAAATCAAAAACTTGATAGGAATTATAGAGACACCTCAAATAGAAGACCTTCTATTTGAGATTGTCTTTATGCTTGATCAAGAGAAAAGATACGATGGTGAGTTTAAAACTAGAGATGTATCTTTGAAAACTAGAGTACGTATAGCTAAATCAGGGGAATTGGATGATGATCTAGCGGAATTAGAAAAACTCGGTTATATTAAAAAACTGAAATATTCGAGTTATGAAGTTATAAAACATTTATGGGTATGAAAATAGAAACGAATGAGTTTGGAAGGTTCCAATTAACAGAAGTATTTGAACCTCTTGTTTTAATATCGGAAACAAATGAAGAGTTTATAATATGTATGAGAGATAGCGGGTTTGAATTTGCCTACAATGGTGTTAAATATTCTGCACAAGAAGGAACATTGAAAAAAATGAAACCGACTTTGCCAGTGTATGTCGATTCTGTTAATTTAGATGATTCGGAACCTCAAATAACACGGTCAAATGATGAAAATCTAAAAAGGTTATTTTTAAAGTTATAAATTAAACATTTTTAAATATACAAATGAAAGGCCGTTAACTATTTAAGTAACGGCCTTTCATTTGTATGGATCAAAACAAAACGGCTATATCTTAATATAAAATTAAATCAATAATCAATATGAGTTCAGAAGTAGGCATAAATAGTTATCAAGAGATAGTATTCTATCATTATATCCTGGGTGATATGATGTTAACATCTAACACAAAGTCAGAATATTTTTCATCTCCTATATTAAAGGAGCTGTTTGATATTTCAAAGGAACATACATTGAAATATAAAAGTCCTCCTTCTAAGGAACAATTATCTGAAATAGTAAGAATAAAGGGTGCAGCTTCGAAGATCAATGAAGATATCATAACCACAATTTATAATACAAAGGAAAAACTCGCAGAGTATGATAGTGAATGGTTAGATAATAATGTCAAACCTTGGTTACAGGTAAGAAATCTTGACAGTGTTATGCGTAAGGCCATTTCATATATGAAGATGACTAAAATAACACCCGAAAATGCAAGTGAAACTGTCGAAACTATAAGGGGAATGTTATTGACAGAAACCGCTTTGAATTTTGATTTTAATATAGGTTCTGACTTTTTTAATCCTGCATCACATCTTCAAACAAGGTTAGATAGAACATCCACAGGATATTCATATATGGATACATGTTTAAAGGGTGGTTTTTGGAAAGGATCGTTAATAGTGATATTATCAGGGCCTAAGGCAGGAAAATCTACGTTTTTAGGTAACCTTGCGGCAAACTCAGTTCAATTAGGTCACAACACTGCATATATTTCATTTGAATTACAAGAGGAATTAGTAAATATGAGATTAGGTTCTAACCTTTTAAATATCAAATTGGATACATATGAGGAAACAGCAAAGGATCAAGTTTTCCTAAGAGAACGCATGACATCGGTTAAACAAAATAGCATTGTACCTCTTGGTGCTTTGCATGTCAAAGAGTTCGCTGCTTCAACATGTTCAACTGTTGATCTTCGTAACTATTTAAAGAAAACAGAGGAAATTTTAGGGATCCATTTTGACACTGTGTTTGTTGACTATATCAACATTATGAAAAACTGGAGAAATCCTAATACTGAAAATTCATATATGAAGATCAAACAGATTGCAGAGGATTTGAGGGCAATGGCCATAGAAGGACAGTGGGCCATAGTATCTGCAACACAAACTGGTAAACAAGCATGGGATACGAATGATTTGGTTATTAGTAATGTTTCCGAATCTGCAGCATTATTACATACAGTAGATGCTTTATTTGGTTTGATAACTAACCCAGAGATGAAAGCCAGAAATGAATATTTTGTAAAATGTTTAGCCAACCGTGTTGCCGGTTTTGAAAATACAAGGAAGAGGTATACAATTGATTGGAATTATGCAAGGATAGATGAGGATAGAAACTCACCAATTCAAGATATGGATTTCAGTATACCACAATTTGGAAATCATAACCAAAATCATACATCATATGGAAATAACCCCGGAAGCAGTACATATGGTCAATCAATTCAACCCGAGGAAACAGATGAGTATAAAAAAATAGCCGAATCGATAGATTTATTTAAAACAAATTAAAATTATGACACAAAAATTAATATTAGCTGAAGATGTATTTGATGAACTTGATGGTAATAAAAGATGCACTATAAGAAAGGGCTGCAGAGACATACAATTAGGGGAACTCAACTTTGAATCAGAAATAGAAAAAAGAATAATGAATGTAAATGTATATATGATCATGTATTGTAAACTTGAGGATATACCCGCTGAACTTGTAGAAAACGATGGGTTTACAGATTACGAAGATATGTTGATTAAAATGAAAAGATTTTATCCAGATATTGAGATGACAACAGAATGTACATCTATATTATTTTAAATTAATAACATAAAAACAAAAATATGGCAGAGATGAAATTAACAAATAACACAGACTTGGTATTCACAGATATAAGTTCCGAAATTTATCGAGAATACAATTTTCCAAATGGTACGAAGATGAGGATAGAAGACCCAATGTATCTTAATGTAAATAATGGCGGCCATCGTGTAAAGGATATGCAAGGAAACTGTTATTATATAAACATAAAAGATTCATGGTGGATAACTTGGCAATCATATAGTGATAAACCTGACTTTGTAAAATAAAAGAACCATGGCAGCAGACAGAAACACATTTATAAATAGCTTCAATTCCGGTGAGATCGTTTTTGAAGATTTATCAAGAGAAATAAGAGTACATTCAGATGTAGAAGATCAATATTCTGATATCATAAGTGAAAAAATCCTTGATGTTAGAATGAATAAAGCGTTAGAGGAGGATCTATATGATATCTTTGTTGTATCACCTTTCTATGAAAAATATAGGACATTAAGAAAATTGGATAAGAATGAACTTTTAAAAATTTATTATCATTTTAAACATGAAATAATTAAATTAAACAAATATTCAACGGCAGAAGTTTTTATGGCATTTGCAGAATTCTTTCAAGTTAATTACGATGTTTTTTATGGAGAATTAGGTGTATTGGACAAGGAAGAATTACTCAAGGAAGTATCTGAAAAATATGGGCTTCAGAAAAAA